AGTACAACAAGATGCGCAGCAGGAATCCTGGTGCTGCACTCATGCTTGCTGGTGCTGGGTTCGTTGGAACGATTGCTCTCGGAGTGGTTCGTTCTCAGATCACGAATCAGGCAAACCAACGTGTCGCAAGTGCTCTCAGGCAGCGCGCTTCGAGAGAGGCTGCAGTCAGTAGGCTTGCACGGCTTGGCTAATAGGGAGGTTGCGTAATGCTTTCTAATACAGCAACTCCTCGCTATTACGGAGAGTTCAGAGAGCGTGTCCTTCGTGGTGAGATTCCAATCAATCGTGAGATCAACCAGGAGATGAACCGGATCGATGCTCTCATCGACAATCCGAACATCTGGTACGACGACATGGCGGTTGATGGTTTCATCAAGTACTGCGAGTACGAACTCACTCTAACAGACGGAAGCGATCTGTACTTGCTCGACACATTCAAGTTGTGGGCTGAACAGATCTTCTGTTGGTACTACTTCGTAGAGCGAAGCGTGTATCAACCAGACGGACATGGAGGAGGCCAGTACGTCCAGAAGGTTGTCAAGAAGCGCCTGACTACCAAGCAGTACCTGATCGTTGCCCGTGGCGCTGCCAAGTCGATGTACGCTTCCTGCATCCAGGCCTTCTACCTCAACGTGGTCACTGCCACAACTCATCAAGTGACTACTGCCCCCACGATGAAGCAAGCCGAAGAGGTAATGTCCCCCTTCCGCACCGCCATCGCCAGGGCAAGAGGCCCACTGTTCAAGTTCCTAACAGAGGGCTCCCTTCAGAACACAACTGGCTCCAGGGCAAACAGGGCCAAGCTTGTTCCAACGAAGAAGGGCATTGAGAACTTCCTCACCGGCTCACTCCTTGAAGTGAGGCCGATGTCGATCAACAAACTACAGGGTCTACGTCCAGCTTGCTCTACAATCGACGAATGGTTGTCTGGTGATCTGAGAGAAGACGTTGTTGGTGCTGTTGAACAAGGTGCATCGAAGCTTTCGGACTGGTTGATCGTTGCAATCAGCTCTGAGGGCACAGTTCGGAACGGTTCTGGCGACACAATCAAAATGGAACTCGCCAGCATACTAAGAGGAGAGTACCAAGCTCCTCATGTTTCCATCTGGCACTACAAACTGGATGAATTGGACGAAGTAGCGGACCCATCGACTTGGTTGAAGGCAAATCCGAACCTTGGGAAGACAGTTACGTACGAAACGTACCATTTGGACGTTGAAAGAGCTGAAAAGGCTCCTGCTGCACGTAACGATATTCTCGCAAAGAGGTTTGGTATCCCGATGGAGGGCTACACCTACTTCTTCACTTACGAAGAAACGCTCTTGCACCCAGAAAGAGCCTTTTGGGGCATGCCGTGCGCTCTTGGCGCAGACTTGTCTCAAGGTGATGACTTCTGCGCATTCACCCTGATGTTCCCATTCAACGACTACGCTTTTGGTATCAAGACCAGAAGCTACATCACCTCATTGACGCTGTTCAAACTGCCTGGAGCAATGCGGGCCAAGTATGAAGAGTTCATCCGTGAGGGAAGTTTGCATGTTTTGGATGGAACGGTCCTTGACATGATGGAAGTGTACGAAGATCTCGACGCTTTCATCACAGCAAACGAGTATGACGTTCGTTGCTTGGGGTTCGACCCTTACAACGCAAAGGAGTTCGTAACTCGTTGGGAAGCAGAGAACGGTCCGTTCGGGATCGAGAAGGTGATTCAAGGTGCGAGGACCGAGTCGGTTCCTCTCGGTGAACTCAAGATCTTGGCGGAGGAGCGGAAGCTCATCTTCGACCAGGAACTGATGTCGTTCGCTATGGGTAATGCCATCACACTTGAAGACACGAATGGCAACCGGAAGCTGCTCAAGAAGAGAGCTGAAGAGAAGATCGACAACGTCTCGGCCATGATGGACGCGTACGTTGCATACAAAGCCAACAAGGAGGCGTTTGAATGAACTACGTGTTCGAGCAGAAGCCTGCTCTTGAGGACCTGCAACACTTCGGCGTCAAAGGCATGAAGTGGGGCGTTCGAAAGGCTCGAGCTCCATCAACGAAAAGCAGCTCCGATGATGAAGTGAAGACTGGTATGTCGAATCGCAAGAAAGCGATCATCGGCGCAGCAGTTGTCACTGGCGTCGTAGTGGCTGGGCTTGTCATTGCAAAGCACAAAGGCGTAACTGTCAGTTCTGTACGAAACACGCTTCAGAAGAAGGTTGGCGAACGAGCTGCCACGAAGGCAATCGAGAAAGTTGCGACTCGTAAACAGAAGTCAATCACCGAGCAAGCTCTTTCAAACAGTCAACGACAGCAGATCGCAGCGGCAAGGCAACGAATGGCCCAGAACCGAGCTGATCATGACCGAACGATGCGAGAGTTCTACGCCAATCAAACACGAATCAATCGTGAGGCGAACGCGCAGCTTCGAACGTGGGACAACGACCTGAACATTCCAATTCACCAGCGGTCATATTTGCCCGACTGGGAGTACAAGGGAGCCAAGTGATGTACGTATTCAGCGAAAAGCCGGCTCTCGAGGACCTCGAGCACTTCGGCGTCAAAGGCATGAAGTGGGGAGTTCGTCGGGAACGACGAGCACAAACTCATGTCAACGTCGGAAAGGGCGAAGGAACAAGATCTGAGAAGATTCGCTCTGGAGCAACCATCGGTCCTGTCGATTTCGTCAAGGGTCGTGGCTTTCAAGGGGCAGCGGCCCGAAAAGGAGAGAGACAACAGCTGAGGAACGCTCGAGTCAAGAGTGGAGAGTCCTCCGTTCGAGACAAGATCGCATATTACGGTGGATCGAAGTATCAAGACATCTTCCCCACCGGAAAAGCCGCAACGAACACAGCAGCTGCGGTTGGTGCATCTGTTGCCGGAGCGATCATCGTGAACCAAGCCCTGGGCATGGTCTTCAAGGCAGCGAAGTAACCACCATACGAACAGAAGAAAGGGGGTGACGAATGGCGTTGATTGAGCGATTCAAGAATGCGTGGAACGCATTCAGATGGAACGAGAACAATATGCCACAAGTTGCCTATGGTTCTGGTAGTTACGGTGGCTATCGACCTGACAGGACTCGGCTTCGTTTCTCGAATGAGCGATCGATCGTTTCGTCCATATTTACCAGAATCAGCGTGGACGTTGCTGCGATTGCCATTCGACACATCAGGCTCGACGAACAAGGTCGATACACAGAAGACATCAGCAGTGAGCTCAACTCCTGTTTGACCTTCGAGCCAAACCTCGACCAAGGTCCTCGAGCTTTCAGGCAAGACATCGTGTTGACCATCTTCGACAAGGGGTCAGCAGCGATTGTCCCAGTCGACACGACTGGCGATCCAATTCTCGGCGAAGATTACGACATCTTGACGATGCGTGTTGGCGAGATCATGGAGTGGTTCCCGCACCACGTCCGTGTGAGTTGCTACAACATTGCTCGTGGGATGCGTGAAGACATCGTCCTTCTGAAGCGCTTGACTTCGATCGTCGAGAATCCGCTGTACTCAGTAATGAACGAGCCGAACTCGACTCTTCAGAGACTGATCCGGAAGCTGAACCTTCTGGATGCTGTCGACGAACAGTCAAGCTCGGGGAAGCTGGACCTGATCATCCAGCTGCCATACGTCATCAAGTCAGAGGCACGGCGGAATCAAGCAGAGCAGCGAAGGAAGGACATCGAGCTCCAGCTGAAGGGCAGCCAGTACGGCATCGCCTACACAGATGGCACCGAGAAGATCACGCAGCTCAACCGGCCAGCCGAGAACAACCTCCTCAAGCAAGTCGAGTACCTCACGGGGATGTTGTACAACCAGCTTGGCCTCACCGAAGAAGTGATGAACGGCACGGCTGATGAGAAGGCCATGTTGAACTACTTCAACCGCACCATCGAACCAATCGTGACCGCCATTACTGAAGCAATGCAAAGGGCGTTCATCGGAAGGGACGGTACTGACAACAAAGAACGGATCAAGTACTTCGACAACCCGTTCAAACTCGTCCCTGTCAACAACCTCGCTGAGATCGCAGACAAGTTTACTCGTAATGAGATTCTTACAGCGAACGAGATCCGGGGTTTCATGGGGCTTCCGCCATCGAAAGATCCAAAGGCGGATCAACTGATCAACAGCAACATGCCACAACCGGACCAGTCGACAGAGACACCGACATCGGAAGGGACAAGTCAAAATGGAATGTGATTTCAGCGGCTACGCAACCAAGGCCGGCTTGAAGTGCACGGATGGGCGGACGATCATGTCCGGTGCCTTCCGACATCAGCACCAGGCCAAGGTTCCGTTGGTCTGGCAACACGGTCACACCGATCCCGAGAACGTTCTCGGACACGCAATCCTCGAAGACAGGGACGACGGCACGTACGCCTACGGCTTCTTCAACAAGTCGCAGAAGGCAACGCATGCCGCCGGTCTGCTCGAGCATGGTGACATCAGTCAGATGTCAATCTGGGCCAACCAGCTGGTCGAGAGGTCCGGGCGAGTTCTTCACGGAGCCATCCGTGAGGTCAGCCTGGTTCTCGCCGGTGCAAACCCAGGCGCTCTCATCGAGAACGTCACGATCCGTCACGCCGACGGTGACGACGTTCTGCTCGACGATGAAGCGATCATCACCACTGGCCTCGCTCTCGAGCACGAGGAGTTGACGCACGCCGATGATGACGGCGGTGACGATGCAGGTGCCGGCGATGACGATCAGACCATCGGCGAGATCTACAACTCGTTCACCGACGAGCAGAAGGATGTCGTGCACTACATGATCGGTGTGGCCCTCGAGGCACAAGCCGAAGACAACAGCATGCAGCAAGACAATCTCGGCGGGGACGCCGGCAACACCAACCAGGAAGGTTCAGACACCATGACGACCCACAACGTCTTCGAGAAGGGCAAGACCGGCAACGAGTCGATGTTGAGCGGCAAGGGGCACGTCCTCTCGCACGCAGACGTCGAGGGAATCGTCGCCGACGCCACCAAGGGCGGCTCCCTCAAGGATGCGGTCGAGGCTTACTGCCTGGCACACGGCATCGACGACATCGACATCCTCTTCCCAGAGGCTCGGGCCCTCACCTCCACGCCGGAGTTCGACAAGCGGCGCACAGAGTGGGTGTCCGGAGTTCTCAACGGGTGCCGCAAGAGCCCGTTCAGCCGGGTCAAGACCCTGTCGGCCGACCTGACGGTGGAGGAAGCCCGTGCCAAGGGTTACATCACCGGTGAGCTGAAGAAGGAAGAGTTCTTCGGCGTGTCCAAGCGGGTCACCACCCCGACCACGATCTACAAGAAGCAGAAGCTGGATCGTGACGACATGCTCGACATCACCGACTTCGATGTCGTCGCCTGGCTCAAGGGCGAGATGCGGATCATGCTCGACGAGGAGCTCGCTCGTGCAGTCCTCATCGGCGATGGCCGTGACGTGGCCCACGAGGACAAGATCAACGAGGGCAACATCCGTCCGGTGGCGAAAGACCACCAGCTCTACACCACGACGATCAGCGTCAACCTCGGTGACGCCAACTCGACGGTGCGGGAGATCATCGACGCGCTCATCCTGAACCGGCGCTTCTACAAGGGCACCGGTCTGCCGACGATGTACACGACGGAGAGCGTCATCGCTCAGTTCATGATCCTCAACGACGGAGACGGGCGTCGCCTGTACCGCTCGCTGGACGAGATCGCCGCTGAGCTGCGGGTCGCCGCCATCGTGCCGGTCGAGGTCATGGAGGAGGAGCCCGACATCGTGGCGATCCTCGTGAACCTCTCCGACTACGTGCTGGGTGCCGACAAGGGCGGCAACGTGTCGATGTTCGACGACTTCGACATCGACTACAACCAGTACAAGTACCTCATCGAGACCCGGGTCTCGGGCGCCCTGACCAAGCTGAAGAGCGCTCTCGTCGTCAAGTCGACGGCTTCGGGTGCGACTTCGGTCACGCCGAACGCTCCGACCTTCGATGGTGACTCGGTCACGATCGTGAACCAGACGGGTGTCGTCTACAAGGACGGTGCAGGAACCGTGGTCAACGCCGCAGGCTCGCCCTACGACGTGGAAGTTGGGGAGTCGATGACGGTGACGGCTGAGCCTGACACCAACTACTACTTCCCGACGACCGCTGGCACGAACTGGACGTTCCGCAACCGCGGCTGATCCAAAGGAGTTCAGATGGCTCGTTTCTACGGACAGGTGGGGTATGGCGTAACTGTCGAATCTCCACCTGATTCCGGTGTGTGGATCGATCAAATCACCGAGATGTCATATTACGGTGACGTGGTCCGCAACACCAGGAAGTTGACCGAAGGGGAACAGCTTCACAGCGATATTTCAGTCGTTAACTCGATTAGCATTGTCGCTGATGAGTATGCCATCGAACACTTCTTCTTGATCAAGTACGTACGATGGGCTGGGGTGCTCTGGACCGTGACGAATGTCGAAGTCCGGAGCCCCCGTCTCATCCTGAGCCTGGGGAGTGTCTACAATGGGCCAACGGCTTGAGCTCCAGGCTCGCTTGGTTGAGATTCTTGGATCACCAAACGTCTACTTCCAGCCACCACCAACCGTGCAGATGAAGTATCCGGCGATTGTCTACAAGCGTGACAACACGGTTACTCAGTTTGCCGATGATGCTCCGTACGCACTGAAGAAGCGTTACCTGGTAACAGTGATCGCAGAAGATCCAGATGACGCCATTCATGAAGCGATCATGAAGATGCCTTTGTGTGTCTATGACCGCTTCTACACAGCAGACAACCTCAACCACGACGTCTTCCGACTCTTCTTCTAAGGAGAAGCAACATGCCAGCACTCGTTTGGGACACCATTGGCGAGCGGTTCTACGAAACCGGCGTCGATCATGGCGTTCTCTACATCCCGGACGCCACCGGCGTCTACGCCACGGGAGTCGCTTGGAACGGTCTCACGACCGTGACCGAGAGCCCCTCGGGAGCTGAGCCCACGGCTCAGTACGCCGACAACATCAAGTACCTCAACCTGTTCTCCGCCGAGGAGTTCGGGGCAACCATTGAGGCGTTCACCTACCCGGACGAGTTCGCTGCGTTCGACGGTCTCGTGAGCCCGGAGGTCGGCGTCGCCGTCGGCCAACAGGTCCGCAAGATCTTCGGCCTCTCGTACCGCACCCGGGTGGGCAACGACCTCGAGGGAGAGGACCACGGGTACAAGCTCCACCTCGTCTACGGGTGTCAGGCATCTCCCTCGGAGAAGGCCTACAACACCATCAACGACAGCCCCGAGGCCATCACCTTCAGCTGGGAGATCTCCACCACCCCAGTCCCGGTCACCGGCCTCCGCCCCACCTCCCTCATCGTCATCGACAGCCGGCTCGTCGATGCGGCCGACCTGACCGCCTTCGAGGAGACCATCTACGGCTCCGCAACGTTGGGGGCCAAGCTGCCAACCCCGGATGAGGTCATCGGGGCATTCAGTTCCGGAGCCTGACCAAGAAGACAGAGGAGCAGAGAGTGTTAACACTAGTACTTTCTGGTGAAGAAGTGTTCAATGAAGAGACGTCGGAGTTCTCGACGGTTGGGGACTTTGTTCTACACATCGAACACTCTCTGCTCTCTCTGTCAAAATGGGAGTCGAAATTCGAGAAGCCCTTCTTGGGCACAGAAACCAAAAGTCCAGAGGAGCTCCTTTGGTACATAAGGTTCATGATTCTCAACTCAGAAGTTCCTGAAGACATCTGGGATCGACTCACCAAGAAGAACATCGAAGAGATCAATGCCTACATTGAGTCCAAACAGACGGCAACCACGTTTGGGCGGCTGCCAGAAGCTAGACGTGGTAGGCAAGAGGTCATCACATCAGAGTTGATCTACTACTGGATGGTCGCCTTCACCATCCCGTTTGAGTGCGAAACGTGGCATCTCAACAGACTCTTCTCTTTGATCCGCATCTGCAACATCAAACAGCAGAAGCCGACGAAGATGTCGAGAGGAGAGATTGCTAGGCGCAACAGAGATCTAAACGCTGAGCGAAGGGCAAAGTACAACACATCCGGCTAGGAGGTTCTATGCCAATCCTCGTTTGGGACCAATTGGAAGATCGACTCTTCGAGGCAGGCATCGACAAGGGAGTTCTGTACTTCCCGGATGGCGGTGGTGTTGCTTGGAACGGTCTCACGTCAGTCGACGTTGAGAATGATACGTCCCTCGAATCGGTCTACTACGATGGTGTCAAGTTCAATGACATCATCATTGCTGGCGATTTCGCCGCAAATCTCAGAGCTTTCACTTACCCAGACGAATTCCTCGAGTACGAAGGAGTTGCCGAGGAGCAAGCAGGGCTCTACATCGCCGAACAGCCACAGAAGTTGTTCCACATGTCGTATCAGACGAGAACTCGTGATCCTCAGGGTAACGAGTGGTTCAAGATCCACATGTTGTGGAATCTGACGGCGATCCCATCAACCAGGTCGTACAAGACACTCTCGATGGAGGCTGAACCATCAGAGTTTGAGTGGTCAATCACGTCTGTACCAGAGCCTGTCGACAACTATCGCCCCACCGCACACGTCATATTGGACAGCCGCAAGATGGACGTGTGGCTGATGGAGGATATTCAGACAATCCTCTATGGCGGGCCGGAAGAAGACCAGGTTCCGACGATGCCCTCTCTCAAGGGCTTCATCAGCTATATTCGCAAGTGGGACCGCATGATCATCACCGATCATGGCGATGGCACTTGGTCTGCTGAGACAGCACGTGAAGGTTACATCATCATGGTGGACGAGACGGAATTCCAGATCAACAACGCCAACGCCATATATTTGGACCCGGAGACGTACGAGATCAGCAGCAGCGACAAGAACGAGGAGGACATCAACTGATGGCAACCGTAACAGGATTCACCGCCGAGCGGATGCTCGAAATCGAAGAGACCACCATCGTTGACGGAGACGTCGTTGGCAATGATCTCATCCTCAAGATGCGGAACAACACGCCGATCAACGCTGGGAACGTCCGTGGACCTCAGGGTATTCAAGGACCGATGGGTGAGGTCACGACGGCACAGATGGATGCCGCAATCGCAGCTGCAATTGCAACAGTTCAAGCAGCCAACGCAGTGACAGAGACGATGATTGCAGCCAATGCGGTCACAACCACCAAGATCAAGGATCTGAATGTCACGACAGCGAAACTTGCCGACAAGAGCGTGACGGCTGCGAAGATCGCAGACAACACGATCACCGGTGCTCAAATCGCAACAGACACAATCACCGCATCTGAGCTTGCTGCTGGTGCTGTGACGTCTTCGGAACTTGGTGTTGGGGCGGTGACGGCAGGAAAGATCGCTGCTGGAGCAATCGTCAATGCTGATCTGGCTGCTGGTGCAGTTGGCGCTGGGAAGATTGCTGCTGGTGCTGTTGGTAACGCAGAACTTGCTGCAAGCGCAGTCACCGATGCGAAGATCACGGCTGCCACCATCACCGGAGCGAAGCTTGCGTCGAAGACTGTTACTGCAGCTCAGATCGCTGACAACACGATCACTGCAGCACAGATTGCAGCGGATGCCATCGGTGCCTCTGAGCTCGCCGCAAGCGCTGTGACGGCAACGGAACTCGCGTCCAGCGCAGTGACCAACGCCAAGATCGCAGCCGATGCGGTGACGTACGACAAGGTGGCGTTCATATTCGTCCAAGCCTCAGCGCCTACCGGCATCACTGGGGGGATTTGGATCGATACCTGATGTCGATCCTCAAGTACTGGTCTGGTTCCGCTTGGACCTTAGTGCCAGATGGGGCGATGGTGAAATACTGGACGGGAAGCGCTTGGGCAGAGCCCAAAGCCGTCTGGTACTGGAGTGGATCCGCCTGGGTGAGAGCTTGGATCACAAGTGACCCAGCCACCTACACATTCTATCCGACGTTCACGACGAACCTCAGATGGGATGGATCGGCAGTTGACTATGACTCAAACCTCTCTCAAAGTAATGATGGTTTGGCTGACCTTCTTCTGGGTCGCTACAACGGAGAAAAGCCGTACCACGCGGTCTCTCTCCTACAATTCAAGGGCAACAACGTCGGAGGGTCAACAACTCTTGCTGAAGCTTTGGCGGCGAGGCCTGCTGTCAAAGGCGCTTCACTTCGTCTGTATCGTAATCCTGGTGCCGGACTTACCTACCCTACTGGGTACATAAGGTTCGGTATCTGGACGCAGGCAAATGCTCAGAACATGCCTGCAACGGTGCTGGATGGAACATACAATGACTGGTCTCCGGCAACGGCTCACGACATTGCCAACTGGACGACCAGTTCAGCCAAGACGTTCACTCTCGATCCTCAACATATTCTCGACATGAACGCCGGGAAGACGTTGATGTTCTCGGAGGTGACGTCCGGATACACCACATCGGGTGGTACGACGAACGCATATTCTCAGATCTACGGTCTGGAAGGTGGCTCGTACAACACATCGATGGTTCCACTACTCACCGTCAATCTCGACGTCGGCTAGGAGCGTCAAATGAAGCTGGTATCACAAGGCGATTTCAAGGAGACCCTTGACTGGCTGCACAAGATGCAAGACGGCAAGATGTACGAGGGGCTCGAGCAATTCGGGCGGCAAGGAGTCGATGCGCTTTCGCATGCGACTCCGATGGACACTGGAAGGACCGCTGGTTCCTGGTATTACGGCATTGAGAAGTCCAGGAATGGTTTGACCATCTGGTGGAACAACCGGAACGAGAACCAAGGAGCGAAGATTGCGATATTGCTCCAGTACGGACACGGCACAGGCACCGGCGGCTACGTCGTTGGTCGAGACTACATCAACCCGGCCTTACGGCCCATATTCGACAAGATGGCCAACGAGGTATGGAAGAAGGTGATCAATGGCTAGCATCGATGATCGCATCGTACGCATGGAGTTCGACAACGCTTCCTTCGAAAGGAAGATGGGGTCGACAATCCAGAGCATCGAGAAGCTTGACAAGTCGATCTCCGAAGTCGGTTCCAAGAACGGGTTGGAGAAGGTTCAAGCTGAAGCCAATCGATTCAGTCTCGCTGGCATGGCCAGTGCCATCGACGGTATCAGTCAGAAGTTCTCTGCGCTGAGTGCTGTCGCATTTTCCGTCATCAACAACATCGTCAACAAGGCTGTCGACGCTGGTCTTCGCATGGCCAAGGCCTTTGCTCTTGACCCCCTCATCCAGGGCTTTCAGGAGTACGAGCTCAAGCTCGGTTCGATTCAGACCATCATGGCTGGTTCTGGAGAGAGTCTCGAGGTGGTCAACCAGAAGCTCCGTGAGCTGAACGAGTACTCAGACCGCACCATTTACTCGTTCGCCGACATGACGACGAACATCGGTAAGTTTACCAATGCTGGTGTGGATCTGGATACAGCTGTTGCGTCGATCCAGGGTATTGCCAACGTGGCAGCAGTCTCCGGCGCAAATACGGAGGAAGCATCTCGAGCGATGTACAACTTCGCTCAGGCGCTATCGAAGGGCTACGTCCAGTTGATCGACTGGAAGTCCATCGAGCTTGCCAACATGGGTACTGCTGAATTCAAGCAGCAGCTCATCGACGCAGCCGTTGCCGCAGGAACACTGACCAAGCAGGGCGAAGAGTATGTCACCATGAGCGGTCACGCTCTCTCGGCGACGAAGGGCTTCAACGAGTCCCTGACTGACCAATGGTTGACGACAGAGGTGCTCAACAGCACGCTCGGTGACTACGCCGACGAGACTACAGAGATCGGTAAGAAGGCGTTCGCAGCCGCTCAGGACATCAAGACGTTCACGCAGCTCATTCAGACCACAAAGGAAGCCATCGGCTCTGGCTGGTCGGAGACCTTCGAGATCATCATCGGTAACTTCGATGAAGCGAAGCAACTCTGGGGCGGCATCGGTGCGTCAATCGGCGACTTCGTGAAGAAGTCTTCGGACGCTCGCAACGAACTGCTCCAAGGTTGGAAGGATCTTGGTGGACGTGATCGACTGATCATCGGTCTGAAGACTGGATTCGAGGCACTGGGGAAGGTTCTGACGGCAGTCAAGGATGCGTTCCGTGAGGTATTTCCTCCGATGACCGCTGAAAGGCTGATGGAACTCACCAGAGCGTTCGGTGACTTCATGCAACGGCTTACGCCGTCGGCAGAGACGCTTGAGCGAATCAAGCGCATATTCACTGGGCTGTTCTCAGTTCTCAGTATCGGCTGGGAAGTCATCAAGGAAGGCGTGAAGTTCATCGCCTCCTTGGTTTCAGAGCTTCTTGGGCTCGGTAGTGGCAAGATCATGGAGGGCATCGCAAGTATTGGCGACTTCGTTTCCAAGCTTCGTGAGATGCTTGTCGAGGGCGGAGCAATCAAGCGATTCTTCCAAGGTCTGACCGCAGCAGTGAAGGGTCCGGTCCAGTTCGTTCGTGAACTGATCGGTCTCATCGGAGAGTTCTTCTCTGCTTTCACTGGTGGAGCTGGTAACGCAGCTGAAGGTGCCGTTGATCGCATATCTGCTCGATTCGACAATCTCGGGAAGGCGCTTGGCAGCATCGGAGAGGTGCTGAGCAAGCTCTTCGGACGTGTCGGCGAGGTCCTCGGGGATATTTGGGAACAGGTATCCAAGTGGCTCGGCGAACTCGGGGACAAGTTCTCCGAAGCGTTCAGCGAAGGTGACTTCAGCAAGGCACTCGACACACTCAATACCGGATTGCTCGGTGGTCTCGTCCTTATTCTCCGTCAGTTCCTCAAGAACGGCCTCAGTGTCGACTTGAGTGGCGGGATATTTGGAGGGATCACTGATGCTCTGGATCAGTTGACTGGTGTGCTCGGTGCGATGCAAACGAACCTCAAAGCAGAGGCCTTGATGAAGATCGCAATTGCGATCGGTATCCTCACGGCATCTCTGGTCGTCCTGTCCATGATCGATTCGGCTGCTCTGACCAGGGCTTTAGGCGCAATGGCGGTTGGGTTCGGCCAGTTGATTGGAGCATTTGCTCTACTCAACAAGGTTGGATTCAGCACCATATCTGCAGCAAAGCTCGGGATTATCGCCGGTGGTCTCATCCTTCTGGCCTCAGCGATGGTGATCCTTTCCGTTGCAGTCAAGATTCTTGGCTCAATGAGTTGGGGAGAATTGCTCCGGGGGTTAATTGGTGTAACGGTTCTGCTCGGTGTCCTAACCGTAGCAACCGCCATCATGTCGAAGACCTCAGGTGGCATGATCCGCATGGGCGCTGGTCTCCTGCTGATCGCCGTAGCGCTCAACATCCTCGCAGCTGCTGTGAAGATATTTGCGACGATGTCGTGGGCAGAGATGGGCAAGGGCATGGTTGGTATCGCCTCTGGGCTGCTGATCATGGCTGGAGCAATGCGTCTCATGCCGAAAGGCTTGGCTGCACAGGGCGTTGGGCTCGTACTCATCGCTGTGTCCCTTCGTATTCTGGCAAATGCCGTCGAGGCGTTTGCTGCGTTGTCGTGGGGTCAGATGGCGAAGGGTCTTGCCGGCGTCGCAGGTGGACTCGTGGCAATCGCCATTGGTATGCGTCTCATGCCGGGGAACATGCTTCTCGTCGGTGCAGGTCTACTCGCTGTGTCTGTCTCGTTGCTGCTCATTGCGAAGGCGATGGACGCATTCGGTGGCATGTCATGGGGAGAGATCGCCAAGGGAATCGTAGCCATGGGTGCAGCGCTTCTGGTGCTGGCGCTCGGCGCACACGCAATGAACGGAGCTATTGGCGGAGCTGTTGCTATCGCCATCGTCTCTGCGTCGTTGCTTATTCTGGCAAAGGTCATCAAGGAGATGGCTAGTCTCAGCATTGCTGAGATCATCACTGCGTTGGTTGCATTGGCTGCGGCTCTTGCAGTTCTCGCAGCGGTTGCGTACGCAATCATGGCGACAGGTGCTATTGCAGCACTTCTCGCACTGGGCGTTGCAATCGTCCTCCTTGGAGCAGGGTTGGCTCTGGCCGGCGTCGGCATATTGTCGATCGCTAAAGCGCTGGAGATCCTTGCAAGGACTGGTACGGCAGCGATTCAAGCTCTACTCGATATTGCGGACCAACTCATCTTGCGTATCCCGATGCTGATGTCACAGTTGGCAGTCGGAATGCTTGAGATGGTCACCGTATTCATCGAGGGTCTACCGGTCCTTGTCGAGGCGTTGAAGCTTCTCCTCCTGGAGTTGCTGCAACTCATTATCGAGGTCATGCCGAAGATCCAAGAGGCGCTCATCGCCGTATTCACGATGATCATCGACACGATTCGTACATTGATCCCGCAGATCGTTCAGCTTGGTATGGACTTGATCCTTGCCTTGTTGACGGGTATTCGGGACAACATCGAACAGATCGTCACCGTGGGTGTGGAAATCCTTGTGAAGTTCATTGAGGGTATCACTCAAGCCATCCCTCAGTACATCGATGCGATTGTCAATCTCATCATCACGTTCATCAACACGGTGGCCGCACAGCGTCAAAAGATCATCGACGCAGCGATCAACCTGCTCATCCAATTCCTCAGCGGTATCACGAACAACCTGGCAAAGGTTGCCACAGCCGTCGTCACCATGATCACAACATTCCTGACGACAGTTGCGAGCCTTGCTGGACGGATCGTCACAGCTGGTGTGAATGCACTGATCCAATTCCTCAGCGGTATCACGAACAATCTCATCAAGGTTGTGAACGCTGTTGGAACGATGATCTCCAGCTTCGTAACCGCCGTTGGCAACAACGCAACGAAGGTTGCCAAAGCTGGTACAGACGCACTCGTCAAGTTCCTTCAAGGCATGACGGACAATCTTCAGAAGATCGTCACAGCCGTTGGGACGCTGATCACCAAGTTCATCACATCCGTAGGCAACGAAGCACAGCGAATCATCACTGCTGGTACCGACATGATCATTGACCTGATCACCGGTATTGGTGAAGCTGCTGCCGATATTGCGGACGCTGCGATGGAGACGGTTGTCACATTCGTGGACAGCTTGGCCTCTTCGGTTGAGACTCATTCCGGCGAACTTCGGTCTGCTGGTGGGCGTCTTGTCGGTGCGATCATCGACGGTATGACGTTTGGGCTCGCAGGGAAGGTTGCCAGGGTTGGTCAATCCATCGTTGGTGGACTTCGTGGTGCAGTTGGTGCAGTTGGAAGCTTCCTGGGCATTGGCTCACCGTCGAAACTGTTCATGGAGATCGGCGATCTGATGATGGAAGGTATGGCTGTCGGAATCGAGGAGAACAGCAACCCAGAGAAAGTAGCCGTAGCACAAGTCGTATCCATGACCGACAGCGTTCAACAGAAGCTGAAGAAATTCAGCGAAGTCGTCAATGCTGTGGAGATCACGAGTCCTACGATCACCCCTGTACTTGACCTTACACAGGTTCAGCGAGATGCAAAGTTGATCGGTGGCATGATGCCAACGGCCAGCATCCCGTTCAATCCTGCGTATATTCAGGCGCAGACGATTGCCAGGACGGCAACTCCGGTTGAGGACGAGACGACAACGGCAGGTGCCACCCCTGGTGGCGATGTCGTGTTCAATCAGACGATCAATGCGCCTACACAGCTGTCTACGGGCGATATTTACAAGCAGACCCGTAACCAGATCACGATGGCGAAGGAGGAGCTGGCAATCCCATGAGAGTGACAAGCGTCAGCCTATATTCCAACGAGTCAGAGGCGATCAGCTTCGACCTCAGGAATGTGTCTTCTCAATCGCCGTACATGGTGCGGACGATCGTCGGTTTGGACGCAGAGGAGATCACTCCTCGGTTCTACGGCTTCAGCAAGGATGGGACGGATCGGTTCTACGACTTCAGACTGAAGGCTCGAGACATCATCATTCGAATTGTCTTGAACCCTCGGTTCAACCTG